TCAAACTATTTGTTCGAAATCTTCCCTCATGTCATCCATTTCGATTGGTTCTAGCTTGGCTTCGCTAAATCCGAGGGGAAAGAATGAGTGAGAGATGTCATGTTTGCAGAAAAAGGATATAAGAGTGAATCCGGCGTCGATGTTTTCAAATATTCTTTCTTGTAATAGTTTCGACATGAAACTTGAGTCAATCTCGTCCTGTCTCTTTTTTGTAATCGTTTTTTGATGAATTATTTCGTTGCGGATGTTCTCCAGTTCTTTGAAGATGTTCCAGCCTTTCATTTCTTTTGGGGAGTCTGTTTTTAAAATGCTTGGTAATACTTCTGATATTTTGTCGCTCGTCGTATACCAACGCTCAATCGCGGATTTGTCCCAGATCTCTTCGATTCCCTTTTGGTTTTTCTTTCTCATCGTGTAGTCGTTTGGTATTGCTATGTTTGAGAAAGACTCTATAGCGGTATATATGGCGATAATGCTGCTCTGGATGTGTTCCAGATAGTCATAAAGCTTGGTTATATTTTTGTCGGTAATATATATCTCTCGCTTGTTTTTTGTTTTTTTTGATATTAGAGAGTTGTAAATTTTGCGAGCTTTGAGCATTTCTTTCTTTGCTATGCTCGCAAATAAAGAAACATTGTTTGGGGGTGGGAAATTTACTTCGCAGCCGTCAATTAAAAATGTGTCTAGTTTTTGAAGTGTCAGGTATCGTTTGGTTTTTTTATCGTGAATTATAACTGGACGAGCCATGCGAGGGTCTGTATGGTCGTCGGCTGCTTTTTTACTCATACATTAAGTCTTAAGTTTATAAGGTCATTGGCTTTAATTATCACCTGCCCTGTAATTGCGAGCATACCAGCGCATTGCTACTTCCTTTGTAATCGCTATCCCGCGTTTTGATTGGGCAAGTTTGAATTAACTTCCTCATAGTCGGGAGAAAACTGACCTTTGAGAGGGTCGACTTCGCCTTTCCATAGCCAAAGCTCGTATTGAGGGAATGCTTTCAGCAGCTCCTCCATGTCTTCAATGCGGGCTTTTACTTTGCGATTGGTCGCTACGGTCTGCCATCGCTGTCGCTCAGTGATAGCGGTTGTTTCGGCTAGCTTGGTTGCGCCCAGATGGCGAACAAGCGTTCTAAGCCGCTCTTCTATCATTCCGAAAAGCTCTTAAAGATGATGAATAATTTATTGATAAATAATTCATCACTGATAGCATTGCCTCGTGATAAATAATTCATCAGCGCTTGGGCGCTACTGCCACGAATAGTGACGGAACGAGCATGGAACTGGAAGAGCTAGAACCTTCAAAGCTGATCGCCCCACAGCAGG